TCGGCCTATGCCAAGCCCCACACAATGGGCGGCAAGTCGGTCAAAGTAGAAGCTAATCCTGGCAGCGGCCCAAATCGCAGCAAACTGGATCAGTACGATGTAAGCATCGGCGCAATCAGCAAATCTGCTGGCGATGAGAAAGTCAAAACTTCCGGCATCAAGGTTCGTGGGACTGGCGCAGCTACTAAGGGCTTGATGGCCCGAGGCCCAATGGCATGACCTATACCGAGCTTGTCACCGAAGTCTCCAATTACCTGGAGAATACGTTTGATACTGACGTCATGAATACCATGATTCGTCAGGCTGAACAACGTATATACAACACAGTTCAGCTTGCGAACTTGCGTAAAAACGTGACAGGCACAATCAGTGCAAACAACCAATACTTGTCTTGCCCTGATGACTTTTTGTCGGTGTATTCTTTGGCTGTTTTCCCCGTTGGTGGTGGCGACTACCTGTACTTGCTGAACAAAGATGTAAACTTCATGCGTGAAGCATATCCAAATCCTGCCAGTACTGGTAAGCCAAAGCACTATGCCATCTTTGGTCCTCAAAGCGCGAACGTGGACGAGCTGTCTTTCATCGTCGGGCCTACCCCCGCCGTAACGTACAGTGCCGAGCTGCATTACTACTACTATCCTGAGTCTATTGTGACTGCTGGAATGACTTGGCTTGGCGACAACTTTGATTCAGCATTGCTGTACGGCACTATGTGTGAGGCAATCACTTACATCAAGGGTGAGGCCGATATGGTCAAGCTGTACCAAGATCGTTATGTGCAGGCTATTGCTTTGCTGAAGAACCTCGGCGATGGAAAACAGCGGGCCGACGCATACCGCGATGGTCAAGTACGGGTTTCTGTGTCATGAGTTCCATTGTCCAAACTCAGACGACAAGCTTCAAAAAGGAGCTGTATCAAGGCATTCATGACTTGTCTACGGACACGATTAAGATTGCCCTTTATACCGCGTCAGCAGATTTAAATGCTTCCACCGCCATTTACAGCTCTACCAATGAGGTTGTAGCTTCAGGCTATACGGCAGGCGGGCAAGTTATGACTGGTGTTGCCATCAGTTCAGATGGTTACACGGCTTATGTCAACTGGAATAATGTTAGCTGGACAACTTCAGTAACAGCTCGGTGTGCGCTGATGTACAACGCCACCAAAGGCAATAAGTCGATTGCAGTTCTGGACTTTGGCTCGGACAAGACTTCGACCACGACGTTTCTTATCACGATGCCAGCAAATACATCTACAACTGCACTGATTCGGAGTTCAAATTGATTGTTACCACCACTTACGGCGACACGGATGATTCCTTACTGGAGCGTAAGGATGGCACGTTTGAAGACGACAATGAGCTGACCACATGGACTGAGTATTGGAAAGACGCCGAGCTGGTGCATCGCTCCGTGCATGTGACCCTGAAAAAACCCCTCACCGCCGCGACTGTTGAAGCAGCGGCTATTGCATAAGGAGCCATCATGGCAAACACCCAATCAATGTGTACTTCGTTTATGGGCGAGCTGATGACGGCTACCCACAACTTTGGCACTGCACCAATCCGCGCGGCAACCACTGCCGACACTTTCAAAGCTGCTCTGTACCTGACCAGCGCAACGATCAATGCGGCGACCACAGCGTACTCGTCCACGGGCGAAGTGACTGGCACAAACTACACCGCTGGCGGTGTGACGGTGACCAACGCAACGGCTCCGATTGCGACCAACAGCTCGGCTACCGCCGGTGTGGCGTACTGGACCCCCTCTGCTTCGATCACGTACACGACTGTGACTTTGAGCACAGCGTTTGATTGCGTCTTGATCTACAACAGCACTCAGTCCAACAAGGCTGTGTCGGTTCACACGTTTGGTTCGCAGACCATCACTGCTGGCACGTTCACATTGACCATGCCATCCAACACAACTACAACCGCTTTGCTGCGCTTGTCTACCACCTAAAGGGTAGATTATGGCCGGATGGGGCGTCGGCGCTTGGGGCTTAGGCACTTGGGGCAATGGCGAGACCATCCTTACAGGTGACACGGCCACGGGCGCAGTTGGCTCAGTCACGGCAAACAGAACGGTCGCTCTTACAGGTGTAGGGGCTTCCGGCGCGGTAGGCACCGTTGTCAATGCCCAGACAATCCCGGTAACGGGTGACGCAGCTTCCGGCGCAGTAGGCTCGGTCACTTCAAATCGCACAGTTGCTCTGACGGGCGTTGCGGCCTCTGGCGCGGTTGGGGATGTCACAGAGACAAACAGCCAACCAGAAACAGGCGATCAGGCTACCGGCGAAGTTGGATTAGTCGGCATTGCTGTCTCCATAGCCCTGACGGGCGTGGCTGCATCTGGCGCAGTTGGCACAGCAGCCCCAAGTAAAACAGTCGATCTGTCGGGTGTGGCCGGTATAGGCGCAGTTGGTACGGTCGTCAATTCATCCACGGTTGCACTCTCTGGTGTCTTGGCATCTGGTGCGGTTGGTACGGTTGACCACGGCAAGACAATCGCAGTATCTGGCGTAGCCGCCTCGGGCGCAGTGGGTACGGTTGTTCAGGCTCATCAGGTGAGCTTGTCGGGGGTTGAAGCGCAGGGTGTTGCGGGCGGGGTTATTGTTCCTTTGCCATCCAACCAAGCTGATGGCGCAGTGGGCTCCGTTACCGTTGATCGCAGTATTGCCTTGACTGGTGTTGGCGCTACGGGCCGTGTCGGCGTGATGTCGATTGCTGATCGTATTAAAGTTCTGACTGGAGTGGTAGCAGCGGGCTCGGTGGGCGATGTAATTGCGGTATATTGGAAGCCAATACCGGACGATCAAAACCCTGATTGGCAAAATATTTCTGATGTGCAGTCTCCGGGCTGGGCATTAATAGGTGACACCCAGACTCCAAGCTGGCAAAATGTGGGTAATTCGCAAACGCCTGCTTGGGACGGTGTTGAAACGGTACAGACTCCCGAATGGGAAGACGTCGTAACTTGAGGTTTAAATAATGACTACAGCATATTCACCACTCTTGGGCTTGGCACTGCCGGTCACGGGCGAACTCAGCGGTACTTGGGGCGACACGGTAAACAACTCGATCACCTCCCTGCTCGACTCCGCAGTGGCCGGTACGACTACCCTGAGCACTGATGCTGACGTTACCCTGACTACTACGACTGGCGCAGCCAATACGTCTCGTGAAGCCATCCTGTTGTTCTCGGGCGCACGTACAGTTTTACGTACAGTCACAGCCCCGGCGGCGTCCAAGATTTACACAGTCATCAACGCGACGACTGGCGGGTTTGGTGTAAAGGTTGTTGGCGCTGGCCCAACTACGGGTGTGACCATCGCGGCTGGCGAGTCTGCTGTAATTGCATGGAACGGCTCGGACTTCATCAAGATCAGCAATACCGGCGGCGCGGTTTCTTTTACCAACGTCACCGTAACAGGCACGACTACACTGTCTGGTCTAACGGCTTCGACGGCGCTGGCTCTGGATGCCAGCAAGAACGTAGTCAGCGTAACAAATACAGGTACGGGCAACAACGTCTTGGCCGCTTCGCCAACAATAACTGGCACAGCCTCAATTGCCACACTGAACCTGACCAACGCTTTGACGACTGCTTACGGCGGCACAGGCTTGACCTCGTTCACTGCGGGCGATCTTCCTTACTATGCTGCGGGCACTGTGCTGTCCAAGCTGGCAATTGGCACATCCGGTCAAATCCTGACATCCTCGGGAACCGCGCCTCAGTGGTCCACCTTGTCTGGTGTTGCAGTCACCACGTTCAGCGCCGGCACAACAGGCTTCACCCCAAGCTCGGCCACATCGGGCGCAATCACTTTGAGCGGCACGCTGGCGACCACCAACGGCGGCACAGGACTTACATCCTTCACTGCTAACGGTGTTGTTTACGCATCCAGTACAAGTGCATTGGCTACGGGGTCTGCGCTTACTTTTGATGGGACGAACTTAGGACTTGGTGGAACCGTCACCAGTTCCGTGAACGGCTATGGCTTTAAGATTTCCAATTCCTCTGGAAATAACGGATATTTTCAAGCAACCAACGGGACGCAAAATTTCATTTTTGGTGTTAGCTCTGGAAATCTTCCGCTGATTGGTACGCTGAGTAGCGACCCTGTTGCATTTTATGCCAGCGGCTCCGAACAAATGCGCCTGACCTCCACAGGTCTGGGTATTGGGACGAGTTCGCCTAACGCAAAGGTGGACGTTGTTGGTGCTGGAAGTAATGTCGGCTTTAAATTGCGAAGCGGCGGAAATTCTGGCGTCAACATTCTTGACATTGGAGACACAGCAGGCTCTGGGCTGTTGGTATTGAACGCTTTGGGCAATCTGGGTATTGGGACGAGTTCTCCTTCATATAAATTGGATGTACAGAAAACCACCACAGGCACTGTTGCCAGTTTTAGGGGCTCTAGTGCTGGTCGGTCTTTGTATGTTACAAGTTCAACTACTACAAATGATGGCGACACTTACACACTAGATTCAACATCAGGCACTGGCGTTCTTGCGTTTGCTACGCAAAGTATTGAACGCATGCGCCTCGACCCCGCAGGCAACCTCGGCTTGGGAGTTCCTCCTAGTGCTTGGGGAGGTGGTTACAAGGCAATTGAAATCCTCGGATATCTTGGTTTGGGTGTTGCCGGTGGGACTACACAGTTATTTACAAACTCTTTTTACAACGGCTCCAATTACATATATCGAAACACTGCTGCGGCGTCTTATTACGCGCAGTCCGCAGGAAGTCATTTTTGGTCTACCGCCCCCTCCGGCACAGCAGGTAACGCTATTACCTTCACCCAAGCAATGACACTGGATGCGAGTGGGCGGTTGTTAGTAAATACCACAAGTAATTTCTTTACTAACTCTAAGATTCAAGTGACGGGTTCTGCTGGGCCAACTTTAGGGGTACAACAAACAACCTCAACAGAATACGCTGGTGGATTTTGGAACAATGCGGCAAGCTCAACTAATTTAATTGGTTTCTATTCAGGTTCATCTGGTGCTTTTGTTGGTAGTATTACTTACAACGGCTCATTAGTTTTATACAACACAACTTCTGACCAGAGGTTAAAAGAAAACATCCAAGACGCAGATTCTGCATCTTCTTTAGTTGATGCTTTACAAGTTCGCAAGTTTGATTGGAAAGAAAGCAGTAACCATCAGCGTTATGGCTTTATCGCTCAAGAGCTTGTGACCGTTGTTCCAGAAGCCGTGCATCAACCCGCTGACCCTGAACAAATGATGGCAGTGGACTACTCCAAACTCGTCCCCATGCTGGTCAAGGAAATCCAAGACCTCCGTAAACGCCTTGCAGCCGCTGGCATTTGAGTTTTATCCAAACGTATCCGATAATCCCATCATCAATTTTGATGGTTTTATTATTTTAAGGAAAATATCATGACCCCAGTTTGGACGATTAGTCAGTGCGACCGTTTGACTTCAGATGGTTTCATCACCACGGCACATTGGCAATGCACGGCAACTGATGGCGACTACAGCGCGTCGATCTACGCCACCTGCTCATTCCCGGAGACTGAGGGAACAATGATTCCTTACTCTCAAGTGACGCAGGCTGAAGTTTTGAA